CCCCCCAGGTGGGCGGGTTGGCGGGGGCGGTTCTGAAACGGAGGCTTTCACCTATCTAGCTACCATTTCTAGCTACCATTTCCATCCATTCCAAACTAATTACCTCCATTAGTTAGATTTCGACGGTATTTCGTAACTATTACCGACACCCCCCTACCACCCCCTTGCAAAATATCGCTGTCCGCGCAAAAATTTTTTGCATGAAATCGCTACCGTTGTCCGTTCGGGAAATCAACGCCACTGAGGCGCGCTTACAATCCATCTATGACGCAGCCAAGCTAGGGCTTAAGGGTGACGCACTTGCGCTCTCGGCGGGGATGCAGCCCCTGGAGTTCAGGAGGCTGTGCGAGTTAGACCCGTTGGCAGATTTGGCCGCGCAGAAAGGCAAGGCTGACGCCGAGCGGGAACTTGCCGAAATCCTGCACGCCGCCGCACGAGGCGGTGACAGCAAGGCGGCGCTGGCAATCCTCCAGCACGTTCACGGCTGGACGGCAAAACAGTCAATAGAAGTGACTACCGCGAACCAGTTGCATCTCGACGCGCTGCGAAACGTCACGGTTGACGCTATCGTGGATGCCCTGCCAGAGCCAGAAAGCATAGCCGATGACGCAGACGAATAACGCCTTTGTCACCTTCCTGAAGAAGTACCGGAACAATCCGGTGCTGTTCGTGAAAGAGGTGCTGGGCGTGCAGCCCGACGTCTGGCAGGAGGAGTTCCTGGAGGCGGTCGCCAAGGGGCACCGACGCATCAGCATCCGGTCGGGGCACGGTGTGGGTAAGTCCACCGGGGCGTCATGGGCCATGCTGTGGTACGTCCTGACGCGCTACCCTGTCAAGGTGGTGGTGACGGCACCTACGTCCTCACAGTTGTACGACGCGCTGTTCGCGGAGTTGAAGCGGTGGGTGAAGGAGCTACCCCCGACCGTCGAGGCGCTGCTGGACGTCAAGGCCGAGCGCATCGAGTTGAAGGCAAGCCCGACGGAAGCGTTCATCTCGGCGCGTACGTCCAGGGCCGAGCAACCGGAAGCATTGCAGGGGATTCACTCCGACAACGTGATGCTGATAGCGGATGAGGCGTCAGGCGTGCCCGAGCAGGTGTTCGAGGCGGCGGCAGGCTCCATGTCGGGGCACAACGCCGTGACTATCCTCTTGGGCAACCCGGTCAGAAGTTCCGGGTTCTTTTACGAGACGCACAATCGCTTGCGGCACGAGTGGTGGACACGGCGCGTCTCGTGCGTCGACAGTCCCCGCGTGTCGAAGGAATACGTCGCGGAGATGCAGAGCCGGTACGGCGAGGAGAGTAACGCCTACCGTATCCGAGTGCTGGGGGAGTTCCCCCGGTCGGACGACGACACCATCATCCCGATGGAGTTGCTGGAGTCGGCCATGCACCGGGACGTCGAGGGCAGCCAGTCGGCCCAGGTGGTGTGGGGGCTGGACGTCGCACGGTTCGGGAACGACTCAAGCGCGCTGTGCAAGCGGCGCGGGAACCATGTCATTGAGCCGGTGCGGTGCTGGCGGAACCTCGACCTGATGCAGTTGACGGGCGCGGTGGTGGCCGAGTACGAGGCGCTGGGCGTGACCGAGCGACCCCTGGAGATACTGGTGGACAGCATCGGCCTTGGCGCGGGCGTGGTGGACCGGCTACAGGAGCTAAACCTACCGGCGCGGGGCATCAACGTGTCCGAAAGCCCTGCGTTAGGCCAGACGTATCGGAACCTGCGCGCCGAGCTATGGCACAAGGCAAAGGCTTGGCTGGAGCATCGTGATTGCAAGCTGCCGAAGGATGAGCAGCTAATCAGCGAGTTGGCGACCGTGCGCTATAAGTTCACCAGCAACGGCAAGATACAGGTCGAGGGGAAGGACGAGATACGGCGGCGAGGGCTGGGCAGCCCGGACAAGGCGGACGCGTTCGTGCTGACGTTCGCGTCGGACGCGGCGACGGTGAGCTACGGGCGGTCGTACAGCAGCGTCTGGACGAAGCCGTTAAAAAGGGCTATTCCCAGATTGGCATAAGTGGTATACGCTAACATTACGAATTGTTACGCCTTGGAGGCGCGATGAAAAAGCCGAGTAAGATGCAGGCCAAAATTGGCAAGGTGATGGGCGAGTACAAGTCCGGGTCGCTGCACTCCGGCAAAGGTGGCCCCATCGTCAAGTCGCGCCAGCAGGCGATTGCGATTGCCATGAGCGAAGGCCGCAAGGCCACTAAAGGGAAGAAGAAGTAATGGCTGGGCAACTTAAAGACAGCAATGGCGCGCTGATTCTCGGCGCAATCATGTCGTCGGCCAGCATCGGAACTTCCGGTGTGGTCTCAGTAGGCAATACCAGCGGCGCTACAGCGGTGATTAACGCCGACAAGGATGTGCTGGTGCGCCTGGCCGTGTCGCAGGGGCATTGCCATTTTGTAATTGGCACCACGCCGACCGCCACTATTACGGCTAGCCCCATGCTGGTGAATAACTGGGTAGACTTCGTGCAGGTCAAAGCCGGTGAAAAATTGGCATTCATTAAAGATTCTGGCGTGACGTCTTCGACCGTGGCATGGACGGTGATCGACTAATATGAAGTGCCCGATTGCCACTCATGATATTAAAGCCAATCTAAAAGCCCGCGATTGGGCTTTTAAAAATGTTGGCTATGGCCCCGCCAAACCAGACGAGCCAAACACGGCATTTTGGCGGGATAAAGCTGACGAGTGGCAATGCTCAGTAGAAGAAGCTAAACGCGCGCGGTGCGGTAACTGCGCGGCGTTTATTCAGACAAAAGAAATGCTGGACTGTATTCTCAATGGCATTGATGAAGAGCAGGATGGATATGCCGCTAATGTATTGGATGCGGCTGACCTTGGCTATTGTGAGTTGTTTGATTTTAAATGCGCCGCTGATAGAACGTGTAGTGCATGGCTTACTGGTGGACCTATCACCGGGCCTCGTCTGGAGCGCGACGTAGTTAAAAACCAGATTATTAAAAGGCAGTATCGCCCATGATGTCGAAAGACCCGAATGAACTTGAGCTAGAAGTAGAAGCCGAGGACATGGGCGACGAGAATGAACTGCTGCAAGCGGCAGTAGGCGCGGAGATTGAGGACGCGATTGATTACATCGATACAGTAATCAGTCCAGTCCGCGCCAAGGCCATTGAATACTACCGTGGCGATGCGTTCGGCAACGAAGAAGAAGGCCGTAGCAATTACATATCGACGGATGTCCGCGATACGGTCTTGGGCATGATGCCTCCGCTAATGCGGATTTTTGCGGGTGCCGAGCGCATCGCCGAGTTTGTGCCGACGCAGGCCGAAGATATTCCTGGTACCGAGCAGGCGACAGACGTAATTCACTACATCTTCCAGAAGCAGAACCCCGGCTTTTCGATTCTTTATTCCACGTTCAAGGATGCGCTGGTTTGCAAGACAGGCATCGTCAAGTGGTGGCATGAAGAGACGCAGGATACGAACGAATACAACTACTCGGGCCTGACGGACGGCGAGATTGCTCTACTGGCGTCCGACCCTGAGATTACGGTCACCAAGCTGGAAATGGAAGTATCGGCCAAGGCTGACATGATGAGCGGTGACCAGTTGGTGCCGATGGGGCCACCGCTTTATGAAGTGAGCGTGCGCCGCGTCAAGAAGCAGCAGAAGTATTGCGTTGCTGCGGTGCCACCGGAAGAGTTTCTGATTGACCGCCGCGCGCGCGACTTGGATACCGCCAGTCTGGTAGCACACCGTCAGATTAAGACGGTCAGCGACTTGGTGGCGATGGGCTATGACGAAGAGATGGTGCTTGAGAATAGTTCGGCGGGCGACGACGACCTAGAGACTAACGAAGAGCGTTACGCTCGCAACCCGCAGGAAGATTTTCAAGTCTCGACGCGTAATGATCCGGCCAGCAGGCGAGTTCTTTATATCGAATCTTATATAAGATACGACCAGAACGACGACGGTATTGCCGAACTTCTTAAGGTCTGTACGATTGGCAACGCCTATAAGGTTGTCAACGTAGAAGGCTGCGATGAGATACCGTTTGCCATTTTCACGCCTGACCCCGAGCCGCATACGGTCATTGGTCTATCCGAAGCCGACAAGGTTATGGATATCCAGGCGACGAAATCAGAAATCATGCGGGATATGCTCGACTCGCTGGCGCAGTCCATTCATCCCCGGACGGCTATCGTGGAAGGCCAGGTCAACATTGATGACGTCCTGAACAACGAGACAGGCGCCATCATTCGGATGCGCGCCCCCGGCATGGTTCAGCCCTTCTCACAGCCGTTTGTGGGACAGGCAGCGTACCCCATGCTGGAGTACATGGATCAAATCAAGGAAACGCGTACAGGCGTTTCCAAAGCCTCTCAGGGGCTTAATGCAGATGCCTTGCAGTCCAGCACTCGCGCAGCGGTCGCGGCTACCATTAGTGCGGCGCAGGGCCGTGTGGAACTGGTGGCTCGCGTTTTTGCCGAAATTGGTCTCAAGCGATTGTTTCGCGGGCTACTGCATCTGGTGGTCAAGCATCAGGATAAGCCAATGGTTATCCG